AGTGAGGATTGCTTTTGTCAGCATTGCCACACCACCAACAATAGCAATATCTGCAATGGTGCTAAGATTATTAGCAAGAAAGCCAATAGAATCACCAAGCGCACTTGCGGCACCACTACCTTTTCCCGCTTCACCCACAAATTTAGTTACTTCATTTGAAAGCTGAGTGAATGATTGAGAAATAGTGAAATCTGTTTTAGAAAACAAATCATCAACTGAAATTTTAGCTTTGGTTAGTGCGTCGACAAGAACATCACCTGTAATTTTTCCTTCAGCCGCAACTGAGCGCAGTTGTCCAACAGTAATACCCATACCTTGAGCGATTGCTTTTGCAAGTCCTGGGGCTTGCTCCATTACACTATTTAATTCTTCGCCACGTAAAACATTGGAAGCTAGAGCTTGTGAAAATTGAATTAATGCAGCCTCTGCTGAAGCGGCAGAACCGCCACTAATCGCAATAGATTTCGCTACAGTATCGGTTAATGCTGCTGTTTGAGCCTGTGTGATATTCAGGCGTTTAGAATTGTCCGAAAAACGCTGATAAATTTGCGCCACAGAATCCCAAGCTTGTGCAGTATTTTGAGCAATCTTAAAGGTATCACCCAATGCTTGATTGAGTTCAACTTGTGAGTTGGTGACAAGTTTTAACTTGTTATTTAATCCAGTGTAGGTATCCATTTTACTAATGGCAGCACCAATAGTCACAAGACCGCCCATATACCCAACAAGGCTGCGAGTCGCTACAGACATTGAATCCATAGAACGTGATGCATGATCGCCATTACGCTCAATATTTTGAAGTTCTCGAGCTACATTTCTCGCATTTCTCTCAGCATTTCTTGAGTCGATTATGATTCTTAATACAGATTCTTGGGCCATTTCACTTTCCTACGGGCGTAAAAAAGCCCGCAAGATGCGAGCTATAAATTATATAAAAGAGGGTTGGCTTATTGTGCACTACCCTTGTTTGGTTGCTTGGCATCTGCTTTTTCAAGCAAAGCCTTTAGCGTGGTAATCGGCTCAGATGCCGCCCCTTTTTCAGAATAAAAAGAACCCTCTCTGTACCCATCCGTTATTGTTGATACTCGGTATTTGACATTTTTAGATTTCACCAGCTGGTGCACATAATCCACTGGAACCACTACAAGCGCTGTGGTATTCGCTAAGCTACCTTGTCTACTCACCTTATTTGACAAAATATCAACCTTAAATTCAGAGATATTGCCATCAATGTTGAATGATACGGACTTTATGTTTGTGGAGGCGTCACCGTAAAAAATCGCCAACCCTATGCTGTCTGGAGCTGCGCTTGTCCATGTTCCACCAAATGAAACAAAACTCGATGCAGTTCTTTTATTATCAACCCATACACCATAAGGCTTTATAAAGCAGGTAGTTTGATTATCAAACCCACTCACCTTGCAATCTGGTTCATATTTGTTTTTAGCTTGAGCATTTGAAATTGCCATGAATAAACATAAGGAAAATAAAGCAATTTTTTTCACGTGATTACCCTCTTATAAGTAATCACAAGATACTAGTTCCCTGTCGAAAAAGAAACCAACTCACGCTGATTTCTTACTCATCTTCCTATAAGCCTCATCAATAAACCGATTGTCCAGATCAAAGATGACTGCATTAAAAATATAGCGCTCCACTGGTAACTCGTATTGCTCACAATAGGCATTCAGGTCGGCAATACTTAATGCTAATGGTGTGCCTTGCTCATATCGACGTGAGCGTGAAATGACGTTGTAGGCTTCAATTAAAGCATTGGCTGTATAGCTATACTCAGGCCTTTTGACTTCTTTCGGTGGCTGTTTGCCCAGCGCCTCGGCTATTGCTCGCTGTTTTTGGTTGTACTCGCCCGCTTCTTCTTCACTGGCGAACTGGAGGTATTTGTAGAGTTCTCGGACTTTCCCAAAACTTCATCTCGATAGCTGTTTGCTTCGACTTGAATCTGGTCAGACTGCATCTTCACAAATGCCCAAATCGCCACACCAATGTCACCCATGTTGAAAAGCTTGGTTGCGTTTTCAGGTGTGCATTCAGGCTCTATCTCTTTACCATCTTCAACAAAGACCACACCTTTCCAGTCGGCCACCAAGTGACATGCAGCAGCTTCAAGCAATAGCTCATGATAAAGCTTATCTTCACTACCCGCAGTCGCTACATCATAACCTTTTGACGACAATTGATTCTGTGCACGCTCAACTGCTACCCGGTAGGCTTTGTAATCAGAACCACGAATCTTAAATTCAGCTAAAACATTGCCTTTGTTATCTTTGTATTCTTTCCAAAGTGTGACTTCTTTGCTTTGTTGAATTGCTACTTTTAAAGCCATGTTTGATCTTCCAAAAGAAACCGCCCGAAGGCGGCTATTGATTAAACTTTAGGTGTGCGCGTAAGTGTTGGTGCTTGATCTACAACCGTATATTCAAATGTGGTATTCAAGAGGTCATCTTTACCACCAGTCGCAAGCGGTGCTGTAAGCTCAACTTTAGGAATATTTAAAACGTATTTATTCCCAGCAGTATCCGTAATTGGAATTGATAGCGAGATATTCCCATTGGTGAATTGCTTTTCATAAAGCTCTGCCGCTTTAGTAGACCAAGCCATTGTGAAACTGCCTGTGCCTTTCGCTGACATTTCAAGAATTGCACCAACTTCAAGACCAGCACCTAAGCATTTTTGTACTTGCATAGAGTTATCCCAATTGAATGAGAATGCGGTAATACAAGCCGTGCCTTTAACAGATACACCATCAACAAGCAGATCGCCTACCGAGATATTTGACATACGCGGATTTGATGATGCTGGCGTAATTGTTCCTACGGGTGCAACTGCGGCTGTGGTTCGCTTAGTACCCATGAAGCCGAAGGTTAGACCGATCAGCCCCGATTCAGGAATATCAATACCAAATGTATTTACATGCAAGCCTGAGAAAGTGTGATAGTTCGCAATGTCGGTATAACCAAGCAATACGCTGAATGTTTGGCGAGTTGTGCCACCAAAAGTCAGAACATTGGTCGCCCAGGCATTAAAAGCTGCTGCTGCCATCAAGTCATCATAAGCACCATACTGAGCTTCTGCGCCCAATTCGCCTGAATATTCCGCCGAAGTAATCATAGATGATTGCTGTAATCGGCTATCTGTAATTGAAGCTGATTCTGTTTTTTCGACACTTTGGTTTAATGAAATATCAGTAAATGCCAAGGTTTGACGCGCAAATGGCGAAGGTACTGTTCCAATAACAGTTTCTTTTGCAATCTGCACTAATTGTTTTGCGCCCGAACTCATGGTTTTCTCCTATTCAAGGCATAAAAAAACCACCTTTCGGTGGCATTGGTTTTTAAATTTCTCTTTAGCAATGGCCGCGCTGTCTTGCTCCGTCATGCTTTTTATTCCAATCAAATGCATCAACGATTCGACCAGTAGGCTTGTTATCAATCAGATCGCCATCTGCAATCATTGCAGCTTCCAATTTCTCAAGTTGATCAAGTGTTTCAATTAAGTTAAACAATGGTCGCTGCGTCACGATGATTTTATGTTTAGGAAATTTAACCTCTATTTCTTCCTGCTTTTCAGCAAGGTTAAGCATGTTAGCCTTTGATGCTGCCACAACAACATAAACAATGCCGTCAATAATGAAATCCGCCTCCAGGTCGCCATCGCTCACCCGCTTGCACGCAAAAATAAGGTATGCATTATCTATAATTGGATTCACGCTAGACCCTCCTCACCAAAATTAAGCAATAGGGTATTTTTATTAATCCAGTCTTGACGCTTCTGCTTGTTGATTTTCTTTTCGTGTTTACGCTGGTGCATACCTAAGCTAGAGATGGTTGCTTTAGCCTGAGAAAGATTTTCATCAAAATCAATTTTATTCAACTCGTCAAAAGCTCTCTGTCTTGCGCTTAACTTTCCAGACCAATAACCCCATAGCGCATCATCGCATTCATCCTGATACTTAATAATAGTGTCTTTTAATTCTGGCTTTACTTTGTTTGGGCTAATAGTCATCATCCAGCCAAACAATTTTTTAAGTGGCAAGCAGGTCATTAGACGTTGTCTACCATCTTGAGCAACTATCACGATTTCCGTGATGGTTGATGCAAATCTCTGTTTTAGTTTTTCATGCTGAGACTGCCATGTTAGCCCCATGCCCTCAACAATGGGTTTCATAGGTACATATGGTTGACCGTTGTAATTCACAATGGATAAATTTGCGTTGTGGAATGACACAATCAT